GTGCGGCAACACCAATTATTTTAGCGATGTGCTCGCGCCACTCACGCGCACGAACGCGACAAACTCAGTCACCCTGGGCGATACGACGCCGATCACCGCGCAGTCCGGTCTCCCGATTCAGACGATCTCCGCGGGCGTCATCGGTGGGTTGATCGCGTTCAAAGGCTCTAGCATTTGGCAGATCACGGGCGATATCACCGAGAACAACCTCGCACTGAGTTACATCACGCTCACCACGGGTTGCAGTTCGGAGCGCAGCGTGGTGCAGGGTCCGTTCGGGATCTTCTTCATCGGCGTGGACGCGCCCTACATCCTGAACTTCCTCGGCGTGCTTTCCCCCCTCTCGCACTCGCCGGGGCAGGACGGGTCGGCCGACGTGCAGGTTCCGTTCCAGAACTCGACTCAGTTTTCCCGAATCGCGGCTTCTTTCTCAGGAAACATTTTCAGAGTTTGCGTTCCGACCACGTTGTCCGGGGTCTCGCAAACGAACGACTACTGGTACGACATTCGGCGCAAGCGCTGGACGGGGCCGCACACGTTCCCCTATGACGAGATTTCGCAATTCGGGACAAGCTTCGTGCTATCAGGAGCGGCGAGCGGCGCGGCGCTCTTCGTGAGCCAAAGCATTCCGAACACAAACAGCACGTACGCGGACAACGGCACGCAGATTATTAGCCATATGAAGTCGTCATCGTTCCCGAAAACCGGGCGAATGGCGCAGGTGCAAGTGGTGGAGTCGACGCAGGAGCTTTCGTCTTCAGGCTCGGCGGTTCAATACTCGATCACCGGATACGACGACCAGAACAACACGCTTGGATCGTGCCTGATCACCACGGCACCCTCGGGCTTCGTATGGGGCAGCGGGGTGCTGTGGGGCAGCGGCGCGAAGTGGTCTTCAGCGCAGCGCATCCCCCACGTTTACAACATCCCGTGGGCCGCGCCGCTTGTGTTCCAAAAGATGGCACTCGACATCCAGGCGACTTCCTCCAACAGCTTGTCCATCGGGACGTTCTTCGCCCGGTATCAGGACACCGGATACACGAATCAGGGATAAGCAATGACCATTATCAGCACGCTACCGAACAACATCCAGGACGGGCAAGTCGCCGACGCGGCTCCCGTCATGGCGAACTTCAACGCGATCGTGAACGAGGTGAACGCGAACGCGGCCCCGCTTGGTTACACGCCTCTCGGAACGCTTCTGAGTATTCAATTCCTTGTGGCTACGGGCGTCTACACCCCGAACCCGGCGGCGACCAAGATCCTCGCGACGCTCCAAGGTCCGGGCGGCGGCGGCGCGGGCGCGACAGCCACCGCGTCGAATTCAGTCTCGGCAGCAGGCAGCGGCGGCGCAGGCGGGCGCGCGTTCGCCATCATCACGTCAGGCTTTAGCGGACAGACCGCTACCCTCCCTGCAGGCGGCGCAGGCGGTTCCAATGGCGGCGCCGGTACGGCGGGCGGCAACGCGACATTCATGGGGTTGACCGCCAACGGTGGTTTGGGCGGTGGAGTCGCGACCAGCGCAACGGCGTTTGGCGACGGCGGCATCGGGGGCTCGGCTTCAGGTGGGTCGCTGAACACTCAAGGCGCGCAAGGCGGCTGGACAGACGCAGTGCTGACCGTGGGCCTCTACCACACCACTCCGGGCGCGAGCACCCCTTACGGTTCAGGCGGCGCGATTGTCGCGGCGGGTTCGAACGGATCAAGCGCTACAGGGTTTGGCGCTGGCGGCGGGGGCACCACGAACGGTCCTTCGGCGGCGGGGGGTCTTGTAGGGGGCAATGGGTCCGGCTCATTGCTCATCATTTACGAATATTCATAAACCGGAAACGAGGATGGACAATAGATCGCTCAGTGAGGAAGAAGTACGAATCGTCGTCAGAACACTCACAGACGGGGACGTTAAAGCCATCGTTGACGAATTGGAACGGCGCGCAACTCAGCGCTTCCAATTGAACATCGGCAAAGGCGTGTTATCGCTGGTTTGGAAGTCGCTTTTTTATCTTATCCTATGGCTTGCGGCATACGGCGCCGCGGGCGGTTTTCGCAAGTTCTTTAACTAGGAGCAATCCATGTTTGCAGCACTCGAAGCAGAATTCAATGCCATCGTGAACGATGCCCGGTCGGTCGGCGAGAAGCTGGAAGCCCTTGTCGGCCTTCACACCAAGAGCGCAGAACTCGAAGCGCTCGCTACGCCGCTGGCGACCGTCATCGAAGACGCGAGCAAGGCAACCGCGACCAAGGTCACGGAGATCCTCACGATGGTAGGCAAGCTGTGAACTACTCGGCAGCGGGCTTGGCCCTGACAGAAGCATCCGAGGGATGCGAGCTTACCGCGTATCAGGATTCGGCGGGCATCTGGACAATTGGTTTCGGGCACACCGCCGACGTGTTCCCTAGCGACACCTGCACGCAGCAGCAAGCGGCGGCATGGCTCGCGGAGGATATCCAGTGGGCGGCGCACGCGGTCAGCCAATACGTGACCGCGCCTCTTACTCAAAGCGAGTTCGACGCGCTGGTCGACTTCACCTTCAACCTGGGCGTGGGCAGTTTGGTGCATTCCACTTTGTTGCGTCTGCTAAACTCGCTCGATTACATGGGTGCGGCAGCGGAGTTTCCGAAGTGGAACATGGCAGGCGGGCGCGTGCTACCGGGACTGGTTACCCGGCGCGCGGCGGAACAGGCGATGTTTTTAGAGGGCCAAAATGGCACTTGATCCGATCTCGGCGGGGCTCGATCTCGCAAGCACTATCGTCAACAAGATCTGGCCGGACAAGTCGCAGCAGGAGCAGCAGCAACTTGCTGCCGTGCTCGCGATGGTTCAAGGCCAAATGGCGATTGATCAGGCCGAAGCATCGAGCACCGATCCACTGCAACACTGGCGCGGAGGCTTGGGCTGGGTTTGCGTGATGGGGTACTTCTGGAACTTCGTTGGCCAGCCTTTGACGAACGCCGTTGCGGTAGCGCTGAATCATCCGCTCGCGCTTCCCGGTTTGGATATCGGCCCGCTCGCCACGCTCACCCTCGGTATGCTCGGCTTGGGCGGCTTGCACGTGGCGGCTCAAATGAAAGGTGGTTCGTGAACAATCTGGTAAAAATCGCTCAGGGTGTGGACACGGCGCCGTTGCTCTTGGAGATCGCGCGCCAGCCTAATCTGTGGAACCGGCACTCGGTGCGCAAGACCGCGCCCGATACGCCGCATGCCGCGATGGATGATATCTGGCTCCGGTATAACGACGAGAAGCCGTTCAAGGAATCGGGCGACTACTCGAAGTTCAACGACGAGCACGACGCCAAGTTCTACCCTGAGTGGTTCGCGCTCCCCAGCGCACGCCCGATCGTCTACAACCTCATGGCGCGCGTCTCGGCGGTGCGCCTGGGCGGTGTGATGATCACGCGCATACCCGCGGGCGGCAGGATCGAACCCCATGCGGACAAGGGCTGGCACGCGACGTATTACAATACGAAATTGTACGTAGTTCTGCAATCGAACCCACAATGCGTGAACCGCGTGGAAGACGAGCGCGTTTCGATGGCACCGGGCGAGGTTTGGTACTTCGATAACACGATAGAGCACGAAGTCACGAACGACGGCCCGGATGACCGGATCACCCTGATTGTCTGCTTGCGGTGCGAGCGATGATCAGTTTCCACTCGGCGGGCGGCGTGCTCGCGCGCGAAGAAGCGCTTAAGGCGGGGTACGAAGTCGAAAAGCACCAGCACGACTACGACCACCTGAGCGTTTTATGCACGGGGTCCGCCATCCTGGAAGTGGACGGCGAGATGCAAGTTTTGCACGGCCCTTGCGTGATTGAAGTAAAAGCAGGCAAGAAACACCGAATTCAAGCAATATCCGATATCACATGGTTGTGCATCCACGCGGAAGCCGTTGCCGACCCAGCCACAAAGGAGTAAATCATGCCTTGGGGAGTCGCAGCAGCAGTAGGTGGCGCGGTTGTCTCGTCGGCGCTCGCGCCTAGCCCTTCCAGTGCGGGCACGGGAGCAGGGTCAAACTATTACGACCCAAACAACATGGCGGCGGCGAACAGCCAGTGGGCGAACCAGAACACCGGTTCGTACGATACCTATAACCAGACTTCACCCCTTATCGCGGGCGCCGCTGGCCAATCGTTCAACCAAGGGCAAGCGGCGAACAACGCGTATGGGTGGGCGTACCAAAACGCAGCGGGTAACGCGGGCAACCAGTACAGCCAGCTCGGATCAAACTTGTCTGGCGCGTCGCAAGGCCTGATCAACGCTGGTCAGCAGGTCTTCAATACCGCGATGGATCCGCAGCAAGCGCTGTACAACCAGCAACTTCAGCAAACGCAAGACCAGGCGGGCGCCACGAACTCGATGTACGGGCTCGGGTCTTCCGCCGCGGGCGCGGGCGTCGCGAACCAGGCGACTAACAATTTCAACCTCGACTGGCAGAATCAGCAGTTGCAGCGTCAGACGCAAGGGTTGCAGGCTTACGGTTCGGCGCTTGGGCAAGCGAGTCAGGTAGGCGCGCAGGGTGCGGGGTATACGCTCCAGGGCGGGCAGACTCCCTACGGAGTCGGTCAGACGATCGCGGGCGCGCCGGGGCAGCTTGGCAGCACGTACGCAGGGCAATTGAACACGGGCGTGTACAGCCCTGCCAGCGCACAGCAGAGCCTCGATTCGAACTACTTGAGCCAAGGCAACTCCGCGATTCAGCAATCGAATACAGGCATGTACAACGCCGCGAACAATCAGGCGAACAACTACGCCTCCGCTGCGTCCAACGCCATCGGCGGCTTCGGTTCGCAGTCACAGAACCTCGGGAGCTACTTCGGCGGAGGGGGTTCGACCTTTGGGAACAACTACGCGGGCACTGGCAACCAGTACTACACTGGCGGCGGCAACACTTACGGCTTTACTAGCTAGGGGTCAACATGGCAGGAGAACCGGGCTGGGTCAACGCGTACCCCAACTTCCTCGCGATGCAGCAGCAGCAACAGGAAAAGAACATTCAGGCGTGGCAGTTCCAGCAAACGCAGCAGCAAGCTCGCCAGCAAGCAGCCGCGCAACAGGCGGCGGGAAACGCTTTGCCGCAGCTTCTGCAAGGCGGACAGGTGGCCGCGCAGCCGACGCAAGGTCAAATGCCGCCCCCGCCACAGCCTCCGGCCCCCGGTCAGGCTTCAACGCCGATGCAACCCCCGCCCTCCGGCCCCGCTGGCGGGGGCATTCCGCCGTTGCCGCAAGGGCCTCAACCCGGCCAGGTGAATCGCCCGCCGATTCCTCCGGGCGGTGTGCCGCAGGGCGCAGCAGGCGCAATGCCTCCCCCCGGCGTGCCTCCTTTCAAGCCGATGCCGACCACGCCGCCTCCGCAACAGGCGGCTGCACCCGCTGCGATCACGCCTCCCCCGGCGCAAGCTCCACAACAGCAAGCGCAACAACCCCCCGCTGATGATCAGATGGAAGGCGGGTTCTCGCTTCAGCGGATCGTTCAGTCGGGGCAGAAGCAAGGGCTTACCGGTTCGGACTTGTGGGCTTACGTGAATACGTTTGAGCCCTACATGACCGCGCAGCAGAAAGCGAAAGCGGAACAGGTCAAGAATCAGATCGAGATCAAGAAGCTGGACGCAGAGATCCAGGCGCACCAGATCGCGGCTTCGAATCAGCAGCTTTCGCTTCAGGAGCGAATCAAGCACGACGACGCGCTAGAACGACTGGCGTCACGGCGCGCGGATATTCAGCAAGAGAATGTCGATGTCCGCAAGGGCAATGCAGGCGGGGGTGGGGCGCCCAGCGCTCCGGCGCCCGACATCACGCCAAACGCGCAGGGCGAGTTGCCGCCCCCGAAGGCGATCGGCGGGTTTTCCAGCCAAGCTATTCAGGCCTTGGCTGACGACTATGCTACGCGTGGACCGACCGCACTGGCCGGGTTCGGGTACAAAAATCTCCCTCCTGCCGCGCGTGCCGAGATCGTGAACTACGCGGCGGCGAAGAACAACCAGACTGGCGGCAACTTCGCCTCCAACAAGATCCAATATGCCGCCGATACCGCAGGCGCGCGCGTGAACGCGCAGCAAGCCGCCAAGACAGACGCGGCAGCGAACGCCCTCACAAGTACAGGCGGCATTGGCGATCAGTTCCAGAAAGCCATCGATGATTTGGGCCGCACGGGTCTCCCGATCGCGAACCAGGCGCAAATGCAAGCGCTTCGCCTTACGAATGATCCGCGCGTCTCGACTTACGATACAGCGGTGAACGGCGTTGTGTCCGAAGCCGCGCAGATCCTTGGGCGCGGTACGATCACCGTGAACTCGATGGAGGAAGCCCGCAAGGTCGTGGAAGGCTGGCATACCTCCGCGCAGGCGCGCGCGGGTCTCGCGCAACTCAAGCGCGAAGCCTCGACCACGGTCAAGGCGTCTAGTGAGGAAGTCGCGAAGTCGGCGGGCACAGCCAAGGGGCAACCGGGTATCAACGGCGCTCCGAAGGTGGGAACCGTTGAAGGCGGTTACCGGTTCAAGGGCGGCGATCCCGCGCAGCAATCTAGCTGGGAGAAACAGTAATGGCGGGCCCTTGGGAAAAATATGCTTCGCAAGCGACGGATAGCGCACCGCCGTGGGAGAAGTACGGCGCTCCGAAGACCGCGCAACCTACCGGCCTTTCCGCTTTGCCCCCCGAAGCCGGTGCTCCGCAAAACGCGGTGGATGCGAGCACGCAACCTGAAGACTCGCTCGTCAACAAGGTGAAGGGCGTTGGCGAAGCTGGCGCGGCGCTCGCCACTGGCGCGGTAGCGGGTCCGGTCGGGCAGGCGTACGGCGCGGCCAAGGCGCTCACGAGCGGCAAGTACGGCACACAAGCGGGCGTAGAGGCGGGCGAGAAGGCTGGTTCGGAACTCACGAACAAGCTTACCTACCAGCCAAAGACGAAGACCGGGCAGGAAGCCGTAGGCGCAATCGGCAACGCACTGGATGAAAGCCGCTTGGCCGGTTTGCCTGTTGAAGGATCGGTTCTGAACCAGTTCGGCAAAGTTCCTGCCGCTGCCGCCGAAGCGGAAGGAGCGCTCAAGGCCGCGCCAAAGGCGATCGCGAAAGCCGCTATCGACAAGTTGCCGGGTATCGATCCCGAGACCGCGCAATTGGCGAAGGACGCGCACTCAATGGGATTCCGTCTGACGCCCGACCAGGTGATCGGCGGCAAGTACGCGAAAGCCTTGGGTGAAGGCGCGGCAGCGATCCCGCTATCGGGCAGCAATACGAAGTTGAACCAGAATGTGTTCAATCAGCAATTGGTGAAGCAGATCGGCGGCACGGGCGACAAGCTCACGCGCAAGACATTCGACACTGCCATGAAGGCTTCGGGCTCAACCATTGGTGATATCGCGGAGCGCACACCCTTGCCGATCAAGCCTAACCTTGTTGCCGGGTTGCGCGAACACGCGCAGGGCCAATTGCCGGACGTGGCGAATGTGGTGAACCACTATGTCGATCTCGTGAATTCGCAAGCGAAGGATGGCGTGCTCGACGGCACGACTTTCCGTAAGATCAATACCGACCTCGGAAACCGCATTCGCAGCACGTCGAACGGTGACCTGAAGTTTGCCCTTAACGGCTTGCAGGAAGACCTGCTCGACGCGCGGGAGCCATATCTGTCCGCAGAAGACGCGAAAGCCTACAACGCCGCGCGCAAGCAGTACGCAATAGGGAAGACACTTGAACCGCTGGTAGCAAAATCACCAACTGGCGACATCCCACCTTCTCTATTGCTCGGCGTGATCTCGTCCACGAAGTCGGGCAAGTCTGCTGTTGCGCGCGGTGCGGCAGGCGATCTCGGCAAGCTAGCCGATATCGGCCAACGCTTCCTGAAACAGAACCCGTCAAACGGTACGGCGGAGCGCAGTTGGGCGCAAGGCATTCCGGCCACGCTTGGCGGATTAGCTGGAGGCACCGCAGGAGCAGCGGGGGCGGGGGCAGGCGCCGCCGGAGGGCTGGCAGCGGCCTACGGTGCGGCTAACTTGTACAATCGCGTCGGGCCCGCCGTCACTCAGCAGTTAATCGACCGACCGCCCCGCTGATCAGCACAAACAGAAACATGAAAGGCGCAGTGATGACTAAGGTAAAGTTCCAGCGGAACATGACGCAAATACCGGCGATCATCACGGCGGACCAGAACAGGAAAGTGGCCCAAGCCTTTACCATTGCCGTGTTCCCTGGCGCATGAGGTTCGTTTGCTGCTGCATTTGTTCGGTCTGTTGCTGCATCTGCCATAATTGTTGCTGCTGAAACTGCTGTTGCTGGGCTTGCTGCATCTGCTCTTGAGCTTCGTACGACCGGCACTGCATATCGCGTGCGGGGTCGTTCGTGTAAGGGCAGAAGGCGCGTGCGGCCATCGGTGCAGCGAGCAGGAATGCGAGAACTAGTTTCATGGTCATCTCCTCGTTTTGATGGAAGAACTATAGCAGATGCAAAATGAAAATTCTAGTAATTGATGTAGCCAGCAATGCGCTTGACCTCTGCCAGCGCTGGCAAGCGGCGGGGCATGAGGTCAAGTGGTACGACAAACCGCGCGCTGACGGTGGCGTACGGCGTGCCGGTGAAGGGCTGGTAGAGAAGATCCGCGACTTTGACGAACTCCGCAAGAAGTGGATCGGGTGGGCGGATATGATCTACACGCCCGACAACACCTGCTACCTCGATTTACTGGAACCGTACCGCAGGATCGGCTACCCGATTTTCGGCTGCAACCTCGAAGCCGTGGAGATGGAGCTTGATCGAGAGCACGGGCAGCGCGTCATGGCGGAGTACGGTCTGAAGACCATCCCTGGCAAGACATTTCACGACTACGATACCGCCGCTGCCTACGTGAAGAAGGAAGCCAAGGCGTTCGTGTCCAAGCCTTCGGGGGATGGCGAGCGCGCCATGTCCTACGTTTCGAACAACGCCGCCGATCTCGTCTACATGCTGCAACGCTGGAAGGGCGTGGACAAGTACCGCAAGGCGGCGAGAGACGAGGGCTTCATTCTCCAGGAGAAGGTGAACGGTGTCGCGGAGATGGCCGTGGGCGGCTGGTTCATTCCGGGCGTGGGCTTCTCGAAAGCGGGGTGGGTTGAGAACTTCGAACACAAGTCATTATTCGCCGGGGATCTCGGCGTGGCTACCGGGGAGATGGGCACTATCGTGCGCGTCGTGAAAAAGTCCAAGCTGGCGGACCTAGTGCTTAAACCCGTTGCCGATCACCTGCATAAAATCGGGTACATCGGATACGTGGACGTGGCTACGATCATCGATGACAAGGGCGTGCCCTGGCCATTGGAGTTCACTATGCGCGACGGGTGGCCTATCCGCCACAATCTGACCTCGCTAATCATCGGCGATCAGGCGCAATGGATGAAGGATGCTTGCGACGGTAAGGACACGCTTAAGATACGCACCGACGTTGTAAGCGCGAGTGTTGTAATGGCGCTCCCCGACTTCCCCTACTCCCACGTCACGAACCGTGACCTGTGTGGAATCCCGGTCTACGGCGCCGAAGACATGGAGCATCTCCACTGGTCCGAGGTCATGATGGGCGTAGCGCCGCGCGGGGTGAACGGGAAAGTGGTTGACCTACCTGGCCCGGTCACCGCGGGCGATTACACCCTGGTCGCGACTGGCGAAGGCGCAACCGTGTCCGGCGCGCGGCGAAGCGTGTACGCAGCGATCAAAAAGGTT